AGCCAAATCAACGATTATGAAAAGTCAAGTTATGCGTCAGCTGAAGCGCAGAACTTAGCTTTTTATGTGGATACGCTGCTTTATCCGTTGAAGCAATATGAGGAAGAGATCACTTACAAGATTTTGAGCAGCGAAATGATCAAGCAAGGATATTTCTTCAAGTTTAATGTCAACGTCATTCTGCGGGCAGATATCAAGTCGCAGATGGAAGCATTGTCGAAGGGTGTAAATAATGCGATTTATAGTCCCAACGAAGCAAGAAGCTTCCTCGACCTGCCGGCAGCAGAAGGAGGAGATCAATTGTATATGAACGGGAATTACATCCCCATCACCATGGCAGGCCAACAATACCAAAAAGGAGGTGATGGAGAATGAATCGATTTTGGCGTTTTATTGTGAACAAAGGCGAGGACGGCCAAGAAAATGTCGAGCTTCGAATCGAAGGCGACATTGTAGACGATGACGAAGCCTGGTTGTATGAATGGTTCGGCATGCCGTCGACTTCACCAAACGCCTTCAAAGAGGAACTCAATCAGTACAAAGATCGAGACATCACCGTGTGGATTGATAGCTACGGTGGAAGCGTGTTTGCGGCGGCCGGCATCTATAATGCCTTGAAAGAACATCAAGGCAAAGTCACCGTTAAAATCGATAGCAAGGCCATGAGTGCTGCGTCTGTTATCGCCATGGCTGGGGATGAAATATTGATGTCTCCTGTTAGTATAATGATGATCCATAACCCACTGACAGGTGTTATTGGAGAAGCTAAAGACTTGAGGCATGCTGCTGATGTGCTTGACGAAGTGAAAGAATCCATCATTAACGCCTATGTCACAAAAACCAAACGGTCCAGGAACAAAATATCGCAGATGATGGACGAAGAAACGTGGATGAGCGCCAATGTAGCGGTCAGGGAAGGGTTTGCAGATGGCATTCTCTATCAGGATGACGCCAATCAGCAAACGGATCCTATACAAAACTTTTCCTTTAACCGTCTGGCCATTGTAAATAGCGCAAATAAATCCATTTTGCGCGCGGCGGAATTGATGAAAAAAGCGGAAATCGAAGATAAACCAGAAATCAAGAAACAATCCAATGTTGAAGAAGAAAAAGAAAAGCTTCTTTTGGAACTGGATTTAATCTAGTTCCTTTTTTATTACCCAAAAATCTAAAATTCGAAGGAGGAAACAAAGATGAATAAGGAATTGCGTGAACTTTTGGCTCAAATCCAAAACAAAAAAGAGGAAGCGAGAAGGTTTTTGAACGCAGGAAATATCGACGAAGCCAAAGCTTTGAAGGATGAGATCGTTGCGCTTCAGGAAAGGTTCGACATTGCTAAGGAACTGTTTGATGAAGAACAAGAAAAAATGATGGATAAGGAACCGAAAACCCCTGAACTCAAAGATGAAGTGAAGGAATTTATTAATCACGTTCGGACCAAATTCCGTAATGCGATGAGTGAAGGCTCGAACGAAGACGGTGGATATACGGTTCCGCAAGATATCCAGACCGCGATCAACGAATTGCGCGAATCGAAAGACGCTTTGCGTACTTTGGTAACGGTTGAGCCGGTAACGACTCTTTCGGGTTCTAGGGTATTTAAGAAACGGGCCCAACAAACCGGATTTGTGGAAGTGGCCGAAGGCGGACCCATCCCCGAGAAAGCGACCCCGCAATTTACGAACCTTACCTACCAAGTGAAGAAATATGCCGGGTTTTTTAAGGTTACGAACGAATTGTTGGCCGATAGTGACCAAGCGATTCGCGACACCTTGATTCGTTGGATCGGGGATGAAGCGAGGGTTACGGATAACAAATTGATTCTTGCCGAGCTTGGTAAGAAAGCTAAAACTGCGATTGCAGGGCCGGATGACATTAAGGATATTTTGAACGTCCAGCTTGACCCGGCGTTCCGTAATACGGCTGTCGTGGTGACGAACCAAGACGGATTCAATTGGCTTGATAAGCTGAAAGACAACGAGGGGAACTATTTGCTTCAGCCTTCGATTTCTTCCCCTACAGGTAAACAATTGTTCGGCGTGAATGTGGTTGTGGTTTCTAATAAAGACTTGCCGAGTGTGGTTGATCAAACCGCCGGAAGCACGAAGGCCCCGATGATCATCGGCGACTTGAAAGAAGCAATCGTTTTGTTTGACCGTCAACAAGTGCAAATCAGCGTCAGCCAAGAAGCGTCCGACGCTTTCCTTACGGACGTTTCTTTGTTCCGGGCCATTTTGCGTGAAGAAGTCAAAACCCGCGACGAAGAAGCGTTTGTCTATGGAGAGATTTCCATCGCTTAATGAGAGGGGTTTATCCCCTCTTCCTTGTTAAGGAGGGATAACGTGAGAGTCAAAGCATTGATCGATTGTGTTGGCGTTGGCTATAACCTGAAAAAAGGCGAGGAAGCCGATTTGAATAAAAAACTTGCGGAAAAACTGGTCAAATTCGGCTATGTTGAGGAAGTGAAGTCTAGAGAAACGAAGGTGAAAAAATGACAGTTTCTTTAGATGATTTGGAGGAAGTCAAAAAATGGCTTCGGGTTGATTCAAATGATGACGACACTTTGATTCAGATGTTGATCGCAGCGGCAAAAAAATATTTCAAGAACGCGACTGGGAAGGAATATCAGGATGGGAATGAATTGGCTACCCTATATTGTTTGACTTTGATTTCGGATTGGTATGAAAATCGGGAACATGTAGGAAAAAATGCCTTTGGACAAACAAGCGAATATATTCGGCCCACCCTTGAAAGCATCAAACTTCAAATAGAATTAGAAGAAAGCGAAGGTGAAACGGCATGAATCCGGGAGAATTTCGACACCGGATCACCTTCCAACAGCCGGCTGGTGGGACGGACGATGATGGGTTCCCGATCACGGAACCCGTTCCTTATGTAACGGTTTGGGCAAAACTCAAGACATTGCGTGGCCGGACATTTTATGAAGCCGCACAAACTAATGCGGAGCATAACCGGGAATTTACGATTCGATATAACAAAAAATTGGATGATACGGTCCGGCCTAAAAATCTGCAAGTGGTTTGGAAAGGGATTGTGCATGATTTGGTATCCATCGAAAATGACGATGGACTGAACAAAACCATGACCGTCATTGTTAGGGCGGTGGAATGAATGATCGAATTCGAAGGAATCGACGAATTGCTTGAGGAATTGGAAGCGATCGGAAAGGACATTGAAAAGCTAAAAAACAAGGCGCTAATTGCTGGCGCTGATTTACTCAAAGAGCGGATGCGCGAAGAAGTTTACCGGCATGGTTTGCATAAACGTACAGGAACAGCAGAAAAATCCATCGACCGAACTAATCCGAAAAACGGAGAAATTTTTGTCGGTAATACGCCGGATGGATTCTATCTGTATTTCCATGAATTCGGATTTTGGAATACCTGGGCCGATCGATACATCCCGCCAAGACCTTTCGCATCCATTGCGTACGAACAAAGCAAAGATGACGTTTTGGACAAGATGGCCGAGGTATTGCGGGAGGGGTTGGGGATGAAATGAGTTTCAATAACTTCGTCAAAAGCGTCCTTGACCCGATCGGCGTACCGGTTTCCTACATCACTTATACAGGTACCGCAAGCCAATATATCGTTTTCAATGAATGGAACATCCCTGCATTACATGCAGATGATCAAGAAAAACAAACGGATTATACGGTTCAAGTCGATGTATTTTCAACCGGGAACTTTATCAGTTTGGTAGATCAGGTGAAGGACAGAATGACCGCGGCCGGTTTTATAAGGATTTTAGAAGAATCGGAATACATTGATGAGAAAAAAATATTCCGCAAAATTCTTCGTTTTCGATATGTGAAGGAGGTCGAATGAGATGGCCTATAAAGTAATTAAACCCTTTCGCGACAAAACGGATAACAGAAAACTGTATCCAATCGGTTCGGTGTACGAACACGAAGATAACAAGAGGATTGAGTTTTTGATTCAACAAGGGTATATCGTGGAAGATTCGAACGAAGAACAACGAAACAAGAAATCATTCTTTAAAAAAGAAAAATAATCGAGGGGGTAAATGATCATGGCGATTATCGGATTAAAAGATTTGCATTATGCGGTTATTCAATCGGAAAGCGCGACCGAAACGGTTTACGGGCCGGTAAAACGTTTGGGCCCGGCGATGGCGTTGAACTTGGCGCCGAGTGTTAATAGAGGGCAACTTCGTGCGGATGATCAAGTTTTGTTCACGGAAGCCGCAAAAGGGGCAATTACTGTCACATTAAATACGGCGTATCTGGAAAAAGAAGTTGAAGCCGAGATTCTAGGGAAAACCATTCATCCCAACGGCGGTATTAGCGACAATGTTAATGACAGGCCGCCTTACATCGCAATTGGTGGTAGGGCAGCCAATGCGCGGGGCGGATATGACTATTTCTGGATTTATCGAGTCCAATTCGCCCCGGCAGAGCAAAACATGGAAACGAAACAAGAAACACCGACTTTCCAAACGCCGCAACTGACGGGAGAAGCTTTGCCCCGATTGCATGATGGCGAGGAAAAATTCAAAGCATGGAGCGAAGATCCGACGATCACTGACAAGTCTATTTTTGACGAATGGTTCAATGAGGTTATTGACAAAAACTGGGCGCCGACGATCTAATTAATCATCGGCGCTTTTTCTACGCCCAAAATAAAGGGGGACTTGGCGTGGTGCTTGAATTGATAGATGAATTGATTCGATTTGTAGAAACCAAAATTAAACAAAGAGAAGAAATAACGGAAGATGACATTACCAAAAAAAGCAAAGAAATGGGATATGACTTTAAAGTGTTTAACAATGGCTATTTGGCTGCCATGCGTTTGATTTGTGGTATGTTGTATATATTGAAAGAAAATCCGGATCACTTAAAGGAAGTAACGGAAAAAATAGAAGCAAAAAAGCTGTTACTAATCGAACTGGATGACAAGGATAGCGTTCCTGTTGTCTACCATCAGGGCGAAAAAGTAAACGCCAAAGTTAAAATCCAATTCGAATGGGAAACAAAAACAGGTACAAGTCCGGGGAAAATGGAATTCAAAATCCAACATTACGAAAAAGGTGAAAACAATATACCCGTGTTAAAGGAAATTTCCCTTGAAAGGGGTAACGACAATGCAAATTGAACTGTATATCGACGGTAAGAAGAAAATCTTCACAACCCCATATGTGCCGATGTTGGCTAAGCGGAAATATTTAGAGATCCAAGCGAAAATCGAAAAACGAGAACATACTCCTTCGGCACAGGAGATACTAGAAGAAAACGATGCTTTATTTTCGATATTGAGTGATATCGTCTTTGGTGGGCAATTCTCCCTTGAAGACTTATATAAAGGCGCAGATGAAGAGTATGTGTATGAAAAGCTCGCTGAAGCTATTTATGGCGTGAAACCAGGACAGAAAAAAGATAAAGAGGATGATGAGGGAAACGAACAAAAGGGGGAGTGACTTCTTTTCAAGAGGAGTACACTTCCCTAAAACATTTTTACCGGGAACTGATGTTTCCGAAAAATCCGAATGCGCGGAAGTGGACATTGGCTGAAATCGATCAGCTGGATGTCCACTTCTTTTTTGAATTGCTGGAGACCATTGAGGAACAACCAAAAGAAAAAGATGTCTACCTGTCGGATATTTGGTAGACGAAGGCAGGTGAGAACATGCCGGTCCGTGACGTGGGAAACTTGCGAACACGGCTTGCTTGGGAAGATGGCGGAACGCTCAGCTCTTTGGAACGTTTCAAACAAGATTTGCGGGGCTTGCGTTCCGAAATGAAGGTCGTGACTTCGCAAGGAAAAGAATACATGAACAGCCTAAAGGGTTTGAAAGAACAGCAAGACATATTAACCCGGCAACTCAAAACCCATCAGGAGAGACTCAAGGAATTAAACAAACGCTACCAGGAAGCCGTAAAGGCGAAGGGCGAGGATTCGAAAGAGGCCCAAGCCTTGGCGCGGCAGTATAACTATGCCAAAGCGCAAATGAACGAAACAGAGGTTCAATTAAAACGGGTTACAAAAGCCATTGAAGCGCAAACCAAAGCGCTCGAGGCGCAAAATAACCCTTGGAACCGATTGAGCAAAAACATGTCCAATGCCGCGTCAAGAATGCAATCAGTGGGCGAAAGGCTTTCTGAATTCGGAAAATCATATTCCATGAAAGTCACAGCCCCCGTCGTTGGCCTTGGAACCGCGGCAATCAAAACTGCAATGGATTTTGAACAAGGAATGAGCCGAGTCCGGGCTATAGCCGGCGCGACGGAAGAAGAATTCCAAAAAATGCGGGAAACTGCCTTGAAACTCGGGGCGACAACCACGAAGTCCGCGAGCGAAGTTGCCGCCGGCTTTGAACAAATGGCCGCTTTGGGGTTTGAAGCAAATGAAGTTATCGCAGCCATGCCCGGAGTGATTGCAGCGGCCGAAGCATCCGGATCTGATCTTGCGACCACCTCCGAAATCATCGCGGCGGCCCTGAATTCTTTCCGAATGGAAGCGTCCGAAGCAACGAGAGTAGCGGACATATTGGCCATGACCGCGAACAAGTCGGCCGCCAACATCATGGACATGGGATATGCGTTCAAATACGCCGCGCCTGTGGCAAATACTTTGGGCATTAGTATCGAAGAGCTTGCCGCGGCAACAGGAATCATGGTCAATGCCGGACTTGCAGGAGAACAAGCTGGTACAACGTTACGGATGGCATTGCTCCGTTTGGCCAAACCGACTGACGAAGGCGCAGCAGCCTTAGAAAAGTTGGGTGTCAAAGTCAAAGATGCAAATGACAATTTCCTGGACTTGTCGCAAATCCTTCCGCAATTTGAAAAAGGCCTCAAAGGGATGAGTGATGCCCAAAAATCGGCAACGTTGGCGACCATCTTTGGGACGGAAGCCGTCTCCGGTATGCTTGCTCTGATCGATGCGGGAACCGGAGAGTTCAACGATTTTACGAAGGCGCTCAGAAATTCAAGTGGCGCATCCAAAGAGGCGGCCAAAATTATGATGGACAATGCCGCTGGGGCCGTTGAAGAGTTCAAAGGGGCCTTGGAATCT